TCGTGCCTAGCGTAAGTTGGGAAAGCTAATACTGGAATCATTTGAGCAACTTTCTAAGAATTGGCATCCAGCTATTTTCCCATACCTTTTCAACATCAAACTGGCTGGCAAAATCTATGGCTACCTGTGAAGTGCCACGCTCTGCCTTGTAAGATTCCTCTAGGGCATTGACCAAGCTAGATACATTCGGAGTCATCCACCAAGCGTCTTGACCGGCATCCCAACTTAGCTGTCCATCAACTAGCCAAGAGTCAGGGCTGATTAGATCAGGGGTTGCTGCCCAGTTAGAACCGATGACCCTCGTTCCACATGCCAAACTTTCAAGACTCGGGACCCCAAAGCCTTCACCCAAGCTAGGTGCCAGCAAGACATCCATCCGAGTGTATAGAGCAGCAAGATCAGACTGAGCCAAACCGAATCGGTAGTCTTGTGGGTTTGGAAAGATTACCTGCTCTTTGGCAACGCCAACAGAGTTCAAGATGTTGAGCAAGTTCCAGCCACCAGCTTGACCCATAGCATCGGTGTGGAGATACAGCACAGCGTCAGGGTGCTTCTTAGCAAACAAGCTAAAGGCAAGAATAAGCTCGCCATAGGCTTTGCGGTGTACTAGACCGGATGCCTTGTTAGCAGCAACAACACCGACTAGGAACTGGTCTGGCTCTAGTCCCATGTAGGCGTTTATTTCATGTCTGCCTATCTTGCTTGTTGGCTTGTAAACCTTGGTGTCAATCGCGTGAGGTGCGTACTCACACTCAATACCCTTCTCGGTTAGCTGTCTAACGCCATGAGGTGACATCGCGATTGGGGTGACATTGTCTTTGCGTAGAAACTTCTCAACGCCTGGTGGCAGAGTCACATGGTCAAGTGGTGTCCAAGCTGCGATTGGGAAGTCGTCATAAAGCTTTGACTTCATAACCCACACATCGTAAAGGCTAATAAATAGATTGGGCTTGTCATGCTGAGCGATAAAGCTCTTGTGATCTACTGGACCAGAATCATTTGAGTAAAGGTCTAGCCCTCTTGGGTAGTGTGGCACCTTGCCGTATGGGGTCGAGATTTTGCTGGGTATTCCCTCGAGTCCATAGTTGGACAGCATGGCAACATCAAGACCTGAACGCTTGAGTCGGTCAACTAGCATTGTGGCTTGTTGCCCGTATCCGGTTGGAGCGTTGTAGCTATTGGACCAGACACTTACAGCGCCAGTCAGTTTCTCTTTATTCGTAGGCATACTTTATAATAGCAAAAAAGACAGGGGTCACAGTCCTACGCTCTGTGACCCCCATCCCCTTTAGTTTACTTGGTAGCTGGTAAGCTAGAAAAAGACCCCTGCGATGCAGAAACATCCAGGGGCATGAGCAGACTTACAAGGAGTCCACTATGACCGAGTATAAGGCTTGTAGCAAGTGCAAGCAAGTAAAGCCGACATCTGAGTTCGGCATACATCGCAAAACCTCTGATGGCTTTTATTCTCAATGCCTAATCTGCCATAGGCAAGCTAGAACTGAATACAGAAAAAGACACTCAGGCACAATCAAAATCGAGCAAGCTGAGCAGTATGCCAGAAACAGAGAAGCCAGAAAAGCGTATGCAGTTGCTTGGCAAAAGGCTAATCCTGAAAAGTTTAAGCATTACATTAGTGTTTCTAAAAAAAGAAATAAGGAAGCAATAGCAGCAAATACAAGGCGTAGAAACGCTAGGCGTAAAGCTAATGGTATTTATCGGGTAGCTAAAAAAGAGCTCATCAAACTAGGTCAAGGCCCTTGCTTCTACTGTGGGTCAAAAGAAAGAATAACTATTGATCATGTGGTTGCTATTGACAGAGGTGGGACTGACTCGATTGGCAATCTAGTTCCAGCCTGTAAATCTTGTAACAGTCGTAAAAGACATCTGACAATTATGGAGTGGCGACTTTACAATCAAAGGAAAACCCCCCTGAGCTAATGCCCAGAGGGGTTCCCAAGAAAGAACTAGCTGTTAGCTAGCCCCCCCTTTGAAGTACCCGATGTGGGTAGCGTGGGTTAGTCCACCATCAAGACGGATTAGGCCTCGGTAGGTAACTGTGTCAGTGTTGAATGCGTAATCGGCTGACTGGTCAACGCGGATTCCACCTGCAACGCGAACCTTGAAGCTTGGTAGGTGACCGAATAGAACCGACTTGGTTCCAGTTCCTACTGCTGCTACGTTTGGGTTCTCGTACACTGGGTAGCCAAGCAAGGTTGCTGGCTGTCCAGGAACTGCAGAGTTGGTCCAGATATAATTTCCGGCCCCATCTTTGAGTTTTCTGGCCGCTGCGATACCGGACTTGCTCATCTGGAAGCCTAGGCCTGGTAGTACGCGAGCGCCATCGGCGATTCCGTAAACCAAGTCAATTAGGTTCTCGTATGAAGCTGCTCCAGATACACCAGTTCCACCAGTTACTACTGAGCCAGCGGCTGCAGATAGCTTTGTGGTTAGAACGGAGTTAGCCTGTAGACCCAAAGAGGTTCCTAGCTGTTGTGCAATGTAGCTTGAGATGTTGAATCCAGCGTCAGTTACTAGTTCCTGAGCTACCTGTACAAGTGCGCCGTACTTCTCAGCACCAAGAGTGATGGATGAGAAGGTTGGGTTGCTCTCGGAGATAGTTCCAGCAGCTGCTACTGATCCAGCGGATGAGGTAGCGGTTACTGTTGGGATAACTAGGTTCTCACCAGAGGTGGTGTTGAATACCTCAGACACAGTTAGCATTGGGCCAACTAGCTGAGCGATTTCAAACACCTGGTCATAGAAAGACTGACCAACTGTGTTAGCGGATGGAACTAGGGTACGAGCCTCGCGAGCGAAGTCGTATCCGCGCATTTCGCCAGAAGCGATTGCACGAAGGATGTCAGCGTCAGAGTTCTGAGCTGATGGAGCTGATGGTACATAAGAAGCTGCTGCCTCAGATGCGCGAGCTTCGCGCTCTGCTAGCTTGCGAGCAGTTTCGATAGCTGTGTCGGCCTGGTCAATGTCAGCCTCGATACGAGCAATCTTTTGGTTTTCCTCAGCAGATAGTCCACGCTTTTCAGCCTGTGCAATGTCTAGAACTTCTCTAGCCTGTGCGATCAGGTTGTTGCGGGCATCTGTCTGTGACTTGATAAAGTCGGACATGATTCTCCTATAAATAAATGGGTTATGGTTTCCTGCGGTGCTGACACTCAACAGACAGCGGTGCTTACACTCAACTGTTAGCTACAAGTTTATAGGCAAAAGAAAACCCCAGCTCAGAAAGGGGGTTGAGCTGGGGCTAAAGAAAACTCTATCGTGTTTCTTTACTGTCAACAACCCTTGCTTCTTTGGCTGGGTTGTATGAGTTTGTGTTGTCGAGTTCCCATACTGCTTTAGCTAAGTCATCAGCTAGGTCAGCAATTACGCCTACTGATGGGTTGCCGGCAACTTTTAGGATAGCTCTCTTGATGTCATCTTTGCTTGCCATGTTTATATCCTTTTGAGTAGAAGGTCAAACTGCTTTTTCTTTAGGTCTAGCAACTCAAGGCCATTGTCAATTACTTCATCAATCTCTGGCTGTGCCTTTAGCTTGTTGACCACATCGGTAATCAAGTTAGCGTTGGCCTCGTCAAGTTCCTCACCAGACTCTAGCTTTAGCAGGGCATCAGCTAGCTGGTCAGGGTTGATGGTTTGGGCTGATCTAACCTGTGCGGTTGTTGCTTCATAGGCTGGAAAGCTCACGATTGACACCTCGAATAATCTGACAGATTCTAGGGTTCTAGTCTGTCCGTTGGTTGACCATGAGTCTTTGATGACATTGAAGCCAAAGCTCATTGAATCTATAACCTTAGTGCGCAATAGCTCGGCAATGTCCCTGCCTCGGGTTGTGTTGGGAAGTTGGGCAGTTACCTTTAGGCCTCGGTTGTCCTCGACCAACTGCATAGTGCCACCTCTTAGGGAAGCCAGTGGCTCACCTGAGTCATGGTTCCAAAGTAACTTTACCTCGTTGCGAGATTGTAGCGAGCGCTTGAAAGCACCAGGGGCAACATACTCGATGAAGCCACCAAGGTCCTCGGATGGGGAATTGAAAACAGAGGCGTAGCCGGTAAAGCTCATGCCGTCACCCTCAGCCCTGACCTCAAAGTCAACGCTGTTGGTTCTTATCTCTGGCTCTTTAGTCTGTGGGCCGTCAATCTTTAGTGCGATTGCTCTAGCGACCTTTAGCCACTTGTCTTTGTTATCCATGCGGTTTCTTTCCTCTGCTCTGATTCTAGCAACTACTGAATCAGCGTAGTCTTGGGTTCTCTGTGCTGCTCTCTTGCTTGGACCTGATCCCCAAAGTAAGTGCGCCACTACACCTGCTGATGGATAGTTGTCTGAGTCTGGGTTGGCATCTGGTGCATCAAGGTCAACTAGGTGTCTAGCAATCCAAGCAGCTATGCGAATCCACTTGTCATCACTTACGCGACCTTCAGCCATCTCTCTAGCTTCTCTGATTGTCTTAGGTGTTACGCCGTCACCGGCAAGACCTTCCTCGTAATACTCAAGTCCACGCCGAGCTGCTGCTCTCATGTAGGCAGGGGCTTCTTGGTTTATAGCTCGTTCCTCATCATTGGATTCCCAAGCATTGCAGTAGTAGCCACCATCAACAAAGTCATCCCAACGCTCACACCAGGCTTTGTCGCCCTCAGCGTTCACTCTTGACTCGTCAAAAAAGAAACAGTTGCCACAAGCCCTGCCCTCTGGAACATCCTCAGATAGAGCTGGTCTGTAATTGTCTGGCAGGTTAGCACCCTCGTCATCAGGCTCGTCAATTTCCTCGACCTCTTCCATCTCGACAGCAATCATCTTTGGCGTTGGTATCTTTTCAAGCTGGAATACATTTATGACCATCATCTTGTCGGTTGGCTCAAAGATGCCATCTTCATATTCGAACAATCTGACCACAGCAAACTGCTCTTGAACTGCCTCGACCTGAGCTGCAACTCTTGGATCAAGTGGTGCCCAAGATACAAAGTCACCAACTTCTAGTGAGCCAACTGCTGCTCTTTCGCCAACAAACTCAGTTCCCTCGTCAATGCTGATAGCGACAGCTTGGTCAATGGCTGATTCTTTTGAGTCATGGCAACCGATTGATTCGCCATCCTCTTTCTCAACAGCCCAGTTAGGGCAGTCAGGGTTGGTCTGTGTAATGTAATAGGGCATTTCTATACCTGCTTCATCCAATGAATGATGTGTCCTGCTTTGTCAGATACTGCATAAAGCTCTTGTGAGGCGTACATATCAAACTGCATCGTTGTTAGCTTTTCAAGACCCAATCCGTTATTTATAGTGACACCAGGGCCGCCAAGATAAACCTTTGCTGTGTTATCAGCGTTATGAATAGAAAGCCTAAAGTCGCTGTTGCTAGTGCCATCAACAAGTGTTGCTGTTAGCCCGATAGTGGAGTGACCTGTGGTAATCGGCATTACTCAACCTCGTAGGCTGCTGTCGGGTCCTCTGGGTTTACCTGAGCGATACCTTGTAGCTGGACAGTTGGCAATCCGGTGTGAGCAATCTCTGGCAAGCCCATAGCAGCCATAACCTCAGCAGGGTCGAATCCTGAGTTGACAAGTTTCTGCGCCATGTTGACTCGCTTGTCGGTAGCTACTAGCTCGGCTGCGTCAATGTTTACGCTGGCTAGTGGCACTCGGATAATCTCTCCGCCGTCAACTGGTGGCAAGTCCTCAAGTCTGCGGATGTCGTTGATGGTCAAGTATCCAGCCTGAAGTCCAACGCTGTAAGCAGTAAAGCGAGAGTTGGCATCGCCTCTTAGCAAGCCGTCAAGTGTGAACTTGATGAAGGCAGTAGATCCACCAGGCTCGTTTGCCATTAGAGGTGTAAAGGCTGACTCTAGTTTCTGAACGATTGGTCTAAGTGTGTGAGTCACAAAGGCGATGTTGTTTTGCTCAACGCTGGAATAGGTGTTGGTGCCTGGTAGTCCTAGCAGGTGAGGTGGGATGTTGAAAGCGCGAGCCACATCTTCGACAGCCATTCTGCGTGAGTCAATGAACTGTGCCTTGTCGTTTTCGACTGAGGTGTTTACATACTTAGCTCCACCAGATAGAACTCCGGTCTTGTGGGCTTTTCTAAATCCTTTGTGTCTTGCATCGAAGCCGTCAACAAGTTGCTTGGCTTGCTCAGGTGTTAGGTTGCCAGGGAACTCGATAATGCCCTGAGTGCTTGCACCTTGACCAAAGAATCTAGCAGCGTATGACTCTAGCGCGAGTGCAAGTCCAAAGTTATCCTTTAGTGCTGTGACTCTTGAGATGCCTCTGGTTTCACCTGGTCTGACCACATCAGGAATGTGTATCATTTCGTTCTTTGTTAGTGGCTTTGGTTCATCCTGATGAATGTAAACAACTTCACCAACCTTGTTCTTGCGAATCTCAACCTTGGCTGGATTTAGAACTGTCATGTTGATTACGCGACCAGCGCCATCTCTAAAGACTCGGACAAAGCCGTTGCCATCAAGCAACATAGAAACAATCAGCGATCCGTAAAAGGCTTCCTTGGTGGTATCAATGTCTGGCTGTTGTACCCAAACTGGTCTAGGTCTAAAGGCAAAGCGAGCGCCATCTCTGCGGATGTATGAGTCAATCGGCAGGGTAGAGATTGTGTCAGAGATAAGGCTGACTGCTGAAAAGATTGCGTTGACTCTAAAGACAGTTTCAGGGTTGACTACTGTGCCCGATTGGTTTAGGACTTCAATGTCGCCACCGGTTCCCCAGATGGTCTGAAAGCTGATAGCTCTGGACTCGAAAAGATTGTTAAGCATTGGTTATTTCCTTTCGAGAGCCAAGCCAAATAGTAATGAAAATACACCAGCAAGAATTACGCCTACTGGTGGAAAGATTAGACCTGCACCGATGCTAATGCTCAAAGCCCCTAGCACTTGAAGTATGGTTGCCATGACCGCCTTAGATAAAGAATTGTGGGACAAGCTGTTCAGACTCTACTCTACCAACAGTTGCCCTATCAAAGGCGATTACAGCAGCAACAGCCGCGTCAATCTTTCTAGGTGAGCCTCGATTGTCTTTTACAATTCTTGGTCCAATCCTGTCGGTCTTGACTACTGCGTTGGTCAGGTGTCGCTCAAGTAGTGGGTCGCCATCGTGGATCATTGTCTGCTCAGTTACCGCTGTGTAGAACTTGGCACAAGCACCAACCATGCGACTTGGGCTAGTTGAAGGGAACTCGATAACTGGCAAACCCATCTCAGCCATAGCATCCATAGACCTTTGCCAGCGATAAGGGTCACAAGCTATCTCTTTTACATTGTGAGTTGAGCAGAATTGGATGATTACATCTTCGACTTCTTGGGTGTTTACACGCCAATCATCCGTATCCTCTGGCTGTTTCTCCCATGTTTTGATCATAAATAGGTAGGGCTTTTCATCCTCTTTGGGTATGGTGCAACCCATCAAGCTGGTGCAGTCACCATTGAATGAGCCGTCAAAGCCGATGATGATGTCCTCATCTGGTCGCAACTCTCGCTGTTCGGCTAGTGGTTGCCAGGCTCCATTGGGTAGCCAAGCGTTCATCGAGCTGACCCATTGGTTCAATCGCTTAGTTCTAAACTCTGGCTCAGGTGTTCGCCTGACTGCTGATTCAAAGTCATCCTTGGAAACTAAATCGTCAAAGCCAGGATTAGCGGCTTGCCACACTAGGGGATCTCTGTGGTCTGCCTCATCCGGTGCTGCCCACCAAGCCATAAAGAAAGTAGGGTCATCTATTTCACCGCTGGCAACTCTATTGCCGTATTGGTAAAGGCTATAAGCGATAGAGTCTTGCCCTGTCATGTCTGTCTTTTGACCGGCTGTTGTGATAGCGATGAGCTGACCTAGCTTGCCTCGGTTTCCCATAGCAAGCGAAAACACATCAAACAAGGTTCGGTCTTTATGTGCATGGGCCTCATCAAAAATAATTCGTGTCGGGTTCAAACCTTCTTTGCTGTAACTCTCGGCAGAAACAACTCGATAAACGCTATTGGTTGAAGGGACAAAGATTGCATCTCGATACAAGGTGCAAAGCTCTGATAACTCAGACTGCTCTACCATGCGCTTAGCCTCACCGAATACGATGCGAGCCTGTTCCTTTTCAGCGGCTACTGAGTAAACCTCACCACCTTGGATGCCCTCGGCAATCAAAGAATAAAGACCAAAGGCAGCAGAGCTTAGGGCAGACTTTCCGTTCTTTCTCGGCATCCCAATTAGGGCAGTTCTAAACTGTAATCCTTCGTCTTGATCCCTAGCGTAGACATGGCGAACTAGTTCCTTTTGCCACTCTCGCAAGACAAGCGATTGACCTGCTTTACCTGCAATGCCATCTTTACCAATAGAGCCAAATGCCTCTGTGAACTCAATGGCATACTCACCATCACCGCGAGCAATAGCTTCAGGCGATACAGGTGTCAGGTTTGCTGGTGGCCAGCTATTCACGATGCGCCTTCCTAGTCATAAGTTCCTCTAGCTTGCTCATCTTTTTGACCTCAGCAACGCCGAGTCTGCTTCTATCAGTTGGGGTAAAACCAAGCAGAGATAGGTTGGAGTAGATTGACTTTTCTAGCTCTCGCAAGCCTCTGCGATCCTTGGGGTTATTGTCTGTCATCACTCTCACCCTTAAGTTCCAACGCTCGTCAACCATTTCACAGGTCATGAGCAAAATTTCAATGTCGCTGTTTGGACTTATCCAAGCAATGCCAGATTCCCAAACTCGGTCCCACAATTCTTTTCCATATTTCAACAAAGGTCGAGCTGGTTCAGGTGTTGACAAAGCTTGTGGGATAAGCATGACAGTTGATTGGTCTGGCAAAGCTCGCTTGCCTGGGTTGCCAGTCAGTCGCTTTATTTCAGTTGGGACTGGTGGCCTGCCAACTTGACTCATTGCTAATCTCCCTGAGCTGGCAGTAGCTCAGCTTTCTGACCTGTGAGTTTTTCCCAGCGTTCGAGAATAACATCGCAATACTTTGGGTCCATTTCAATCACAAAGGATTTTTTGTTGGCTTGTTCACAAGCAATCAAAGTGGTTCCAGAGCCAGCAAACATATCAACGATGTTTGTTTCTTGAATTGAGTTCAAGCAGTATGCAACCAAGTCAACAGGCTTGACAGTTGGATGAAACTTTTCAATCGCTCGTTTGCTTTCAAAAACATTCGCTCCATAAAAAGGTGAGCCATTGTGACCCCAATACCAAACAAACTCATGGCAAGGTTCAAATCGGTGCATCCTGTGTTGGATTGGTTTGACCCAAACAATCAAAGACTTTGGTTTGCCAATGCTCTGTGTTGCTCCCAGAAACTCGCCTGCTGTCTTGGCATCACCACAGATAAACATTGTTTCAGCAGAAACTTGTGAGATGGCTTTTGCAATCACATCAGCAAACTCAGCACCATCATTTTGGATGCTGGACTTGTCAGACTTTTTGACATAGTTGAAGCCATATGGTGGGTCGGTAAAGATGGCGTATTTTTCTTTGCCAAAATGCATCTTTGAATATGTTGATGCATCTGTCGAGTCTCCACAAACAAGAACATGATTGCCCAACTGCCAAGCATCACCAAGTGCAACTCTGCTTGGTGCAGACTCTGGTATTTCATCCTCAACAATTTCATCTGGATTCGCTGGCATCTCCAAAGGTTCAAAGCCAAACTCAGCAAGCTCCCAACCCTCGGCCTCAAGTTCAAGCAGTTGAGATGTCAAGACCTCTTGGTTCCAGTTGGCAAGCTCGGCTGTGCGATTGTCGGCGATTGCAAAAGCTTTGACTTTATCTGGAGTCCAGTCATTTGGAATTTTCACAATTTCAATATCAGTCCAGCCCAATCGCTTGGCTGCTTCGACAGTTCCATTGCCTGCAACAATCACACCAGCCTCGGTGATGACGATTGGTTTGCGTTGCCCAAACTCTTTCAGGCTTGCCATGATTGCGCTCAGGTTTTTTTCATCGTGCTGTCGAGCGTTCTTTGGGTCAGGCGTCAGCTCAGCGATGCGTAGGGTTTCAATGTTCATTTTTATAGCTTACCAAAAAGCTTTAGTTTTGCGGGGCTACACAGAAGCTCAGGGGCTCGGGGTGTAAGGTTGCAAGTTGCTAAAGAAAAGACCCACCCCTAGGTAAATACGGCATGGGGGGCCACAGGTGGCTTGTACAGGGCTTTTGAGTGTTATTGCTAAGTGATTTGACTAGCCGACATACCTGTTGCCCTTACGAGCGTTACAGGTGCGGTGCGCTGGAGCCAAAGGACTTTCTGGATTGCCTGGTATGAGGTGGTCTGCCTGTATCTGGGTGCGATCAGTAAAAGCTTGTTTACAAATGTGACAATGAGTAGCCGTTTCCCTCACCACCCTAGCCCGCTGGCGATAATCCCCCCCGTATAAAAAAGCCTTCCGTAGTTTTCTTTCTGGCGAATAGACTCGGGGTGCCTTCTCTCTTGGTTTTCTTTCCAGCCGGCAAGCATCGCAATACTCTGACCTAGCCTTGAATAGTGCCTTGCACTTGAGGCAGGGCTTAGGGAATACGATCATCCGTCTTTGCCCCATCCGATACCCATGAAGGTTACTGCTGGTGGGTCGTACACTCTTACTAAGTCTTTGACACAGTTGGCACAGAGCGGTGTCCTATCTGGCTCGTCTATCTTTCTTATGACAGACATCTTGAGGTCACAGGTCTTGCACTTGTAATCGTATGTAGGCATTAGTTTCTTTCTAGTATTTCCTTGATGCCTAGCAAGCTAAGGGCTAGCTCTGCTTGCTGAGGCACTACTCCGTTGCCACAGGCTTTCAGCTCATCGTTACGCTTGAGTCCGATGTCTGTTATCCAGCCTTCAGGTAGTCCCATCATCCACTCTGTGAACTTAGATGAGAGTCTATGGTTTCCTTCTTTGCCGTCTGGTTTGGTTGGCTCTGGTGCTGGTCTGCCGATAATAGCTTCCCAGCGTCTTATGGCTGGCTCGAACTTACCCCAGTTGGTAAGCAGTACTTGATCCTCAATGCGTGACTTAGGTGCACCTGCCTGAACTTGTTTGCTTGATGAGTTATAGTTGCCGGCTCTTGGTGTGCCAAGTAATACCTCACCACTATTGATTACTGCTCTGGCTACTGTGTCTGTCTGCACCTTGCCATCTCTTTCATGTGGCTCTGAGCCATCCTTGTAATCCCTTGTGGTTGGTGTTGGGAATAGGTCGGGTTTGTGGAATACCTGAGCCAGTGTTACCGAGTGCATTGAACCTGGCTTTTGCTGTGTGCTTGACAAGTTGCCTGTGTATTGATCACTAACTGTTGGGGTAGGCAGATTGTTGGCTTCTCTACTTACTTTGTGGCCTTGCAACTTAGCCAAGTCCATAGCTTGATCTCTAATGCCAACTGTGTTGCCTCGCCTTCGAGCCTCATCCTCACCTAGTGCGCCACCCTCGCCCGAACTAGCTATTGGGGTGCGCAACAATAAAGACTCTGAATCGTTGGTGTGGAGCTCCGGCATCACTAGCTCGTACACCTGACCATCGAGCATCGTACCCGATGTCTGCCAAGTCCCCAAGAACGGCTCCGATAGCTCTAAGAGCTGGCTTTCCGTTGAGTGTTCCCAATACTTCATCTGTGTATTCCATACCATTGTTGGCTTTTGCACTTAGTAAACCCCTAACATTTTCGATAACAACTAATTTTGGTTTGATTTCTTGTATTGCTCGGTAAAACTCTGACCATAAGCCTGAGCGAGTTCCATCCTGTAATCCTGCTCGCTTACCTGCCAGAGATAAATCCTGACAAGGAAAGCCACCTGTGAGTATGTCAACTGGCTCAACCTGTGTGAAGTCAACCTTGCTTACATCTCGGTAGTTTGGAACGCCTGGAAAGTGTGCCTCAAGTATCTGACTTGGTGCATCTTCCCACTCACAATGCCAAGCAACCTCAGCACCTGTTAGCTTTGTTACAGCTAAGTCAAGACCGCCGTATCCGCTGAATAAGCTCCCAATTTTCATAGCTTGTAAACAGTTCCGGTGAAGTCAACACCCTTGTCAAGCACAAAGGTTACTAAGCCTGGCACAGAGTCCTCGCCTGAGCGTAATCTCCACCAGCCTGAGCCGTTGTCCATAGTGCTGGCCTGAATCCAGAAGCGCGATGATCCTCTTGAGGTTGAGCCAAGCTCTAGCACTCTGAGGTGATGGAAGTGTCCAGATACCCCGATGGTTGCATCACCCACAGGCTGCTTACCAAAGGCTTGCTGTCGCCACCAGGTAGGCACTTGGTCTGGTCTTGGGCTTTGGTGTCCATGCCAGATACCGAGTATGTGGAACTGGTCGTCAAAGATGTCTATGGCTAATGACTCGTCATGCTTTTGAGGTTCATAGAACTTGATGGGCATCTGTGTTTCTTTTGCCAGCCTTGCAAGTGTGCGCCCGATGTGAATACCCCAGTCATCGGTTGGTGTGCCTTGTTGCTTACCCCTGACACGCCATTGGCAATGGTTCGAGCCAACTGATGCGTAAGTGATGTCATTGCTGTATTGAGCGAGTAGCTTCAAGTGATCCCAAGCTAGGGTAGTTGCGATGTCAACCTGTTGCATTGGGCTGAGGTCGTTGCTCTGAAGCTGATTGCCACCTGTGTTGTCAAAGCCCTCTACTGTGTCACCTAAGTCAACAAAGATAACCTTGGCTGGTTTCTCTCGCTTGAGCAGGGCAGTTAGCTTTTCTTTTGTTTCCTCTACTCTGGCAAGCATGGCTTCGATGCCGCCTCGATGGTCAACCTTGCCAACCTGTAAGTCAGACCAAAGAATTACTAAAGCCTTTTCAGAAGTCGTTCTGAATTCTTTCTTAGGCTTTATGCCTTTCTTGGCTTGTGAGTAAAGCAATGGCAGGTCAAGGTTTGCCACCCTGCGCCTGAAGGTAAAGCGATAGCTTGATAGCCATTCGCCGTCATAGCGTTGCCAGCGTGATGTGCGTGGTGTTCCGGTTACCTCAAACTCATCTGGATCAAAGCCCTGCTGGGTTAGGAAGTCATCAAAGCTAGGTACACCTGATGTTGCTGGTAGTTGTGCCCAGCCTTCGTTGCCGTCAAACTCAAAGGCAGGTCGGTACTCTTTAGGCGTTTCTACTTTTGGTGCCGGTTCTAAGTTATCTAGCACAGCTACACGCTTTCCTGCGATGAGCCACAATGGGCTTCTCGCTAATGGTTATGCCCCTAGCCGTTAGTTGCCTGGCTAATGATGTTGAGGTGAATTGCTCGTTAGCTATGGCAGCTACAAGAATGGCTTGATCCTTCGTGTCCAGAGTTTCCAGTATCGTTCTTACTTTGCAGGATGATTTCCTCACCTGTGGTGTTAGTCCTTCTAGCATCGTTGCCCCTTTCAGTTGCTTCCCTCAGTAAGTTTAGAGCCAAATCACCGATTTCTGGCTCAAGGTAGTGCCATTCGACTTGCATTATTCTTTCCATCAATCTGGCAAGATTGCGCCTAATTGCTTCTAGCTCACTCGACCACTCGCGCTCGTCATCCTTGAGCAGCAAGATAGCGTCAAAGATTTCTCGCTCATCAGCGTTAGTAAAGTGAGTCATCGTGACACCTTATACAGCAAGGTGTAGAAGGCCCGCCTCATTCTTAGTGTCTTGTATGCCCAATGAACTCGCATGATGCGCCAGTTGATTGGTTGCCTCTCAGCTCTGTGTTTTGCCAATGTCCCTCACCGCCTCGATAATCTCAACGACTCTCTCGATGGTGTCAACATCTACTGTGGTTCTTAGGACTGCATCCTGGTTGATTGAGTAGATAACTTGCTCAGTCAGATACTCAGTCATGTCTTTTGCGCCTTGCTGGTAGCCGTTTGCAAAGCCTCTACCAAAAGCCATAGTCAGTTTCCGCGCTCGCGATTCTTCTCGGTTAGGTCGCCATCCAATCATTTGTCAGGCCACTCTCCGTCTAGGACCAGCAAACCGATAATTGCGTAGTTTGCAAGGTCAATGAAAGAATCGCGCAATGCTTCATGCTCAGGTGCGTTACCTGAGTCAGTCAAGTGATTGATCCTTGCCAACTTGTCATGCATCCTGACTCGTAGGCCGTTGATAGCTCCACCAGGTGCGTTGCTGATGTTGGTCGGACCGTAGTCATTGTGCTTCGAGAGCAGGAGCTTTGCGTTCTCGTCAAAGTATCTAATGACTGTTGCGTCAAAGCTGGTGCTTAGGTCTATGCCTTTGATTGTTGACTTCATGGTTTCTCAGTCACCTCAGCAATCAACTCTTTTGCTTGGTGCTCTATCTTGGTGACTGTGTAGGCAAGCTCGTTAAGGTTCTTGATTAGCTTGTCAAGGCTGCCATCCACCATGGCGTTCACCTGGTTGTTCATGTCCCTTTTGTATTGTCCGTTTATTTCCTCAACGATGTCCTCGGCTGTTGGGATGTAGCCCTGATCCAAGTGAATGGATACATAGTCAAGGATGTTGTCACGCTGATAACGGATACCGGCGTAAAAGCCTTCTGCGTAGGGTGAGAGTGTCATGGCTACCTCGATGAGATGTTGTATTGAGGGTCAACATAGATTTCAATGTTGTCCACGATGTCAATGACCTTAGCGATTGCCTTGGTTGGGACTGGGTACGCTGCCTTGATAAGACTTAGCACCTCGTTCTTCATTAGCATCCTGCCCATGTAGATTCCGTCAGACTTGGCTACACCAAAGTTGTACTGGTGAGGCTGGAAGTCTTTGACAGCGAACTCAAGTGGCTCTGGATTATAGTTAGGCATTTGCTCTCATTTCTTTGTAGGTTTGCTTGATGTGTTCGATTAGCTCGATGCGAGCCTTGGCTTCGTTGCGTGTCTGTGCCGTCATACCTGGCACACCCTCTTGAAGCGTGAACTGTATTTCAGTCCACTTCTGAGCCTCGGCAATAATGCGTTCAGCTAGTTCTTGTTCATTCATTTGCGAGTGTCCTTTGTTAGTGCGTTGACTGCTACAAAGAAGGCAAGGATCAAACCTGCGACTCCGAGTGTGTAACCCCAGCCCAGATGTATTTCTTGTATCTGCCAGCTTGCTATCAAGATGCCGGTTAGTGAGATTAGGTAAAGAATTATTGTTTTCATTTGGTTACCTCGATTACTGATGCGATGCCAACATGAGGTCTGCCGATTTTGAACCAGGCAATACCCTTCTCAGCTAACTCTGTAACTTGATCTAGTGACTCACCTAGCATGATGAGTGACTGACCGGATAAATAAGTGACTTTGAACTTGCGCATTATGCACCTAGCTTTCTTGCTTGTGCATCGGTGATGAAGTTGTGGTATCTAAGTGCAACGATTAGATTGCTTGGGCTGAAGCTTGCGATTAGCTCGTTCAGTAACTTCTCTGCATCAGCTGGGTTTGCACCCTTGTTTACTAGCCTGGTAATCATTTTGCTGGTGTTCACTTTGTTGCCTTCTTTCTGGCCCCCCTTGGGCCGTAGTAAAAGAATAGCATAGTTTTTGGCTAAATTGTCAAATTTTTGTGTTTTTTGCCTGTTTTCGGCGTGTCGCGCTAAAAGGCTAGTTGAGGGTTTTGACCTGAATTGTGGCCCCTGGCGCGATGCCCTCGGCGTAGAGCTTACGAGCTGAGATTCGGACAATGCGGCTGTCATCAATGACCACGCCTGAATCGGTCAGGCTATCCCCTACTGCCCTTATGAGCTTGTCTAGGTCAGGTGACACGCTTGGGAGCTGGCGATCTACTGTCTTCGGCTTGGGTAGATAGAAGTTGACGATTAGCTCACATGGCTCGTCTATTGGTTGCCAGTCATCCGGCAGGGTAGCTATTGCTTCTTGGACTATGGCCCTACGCCATGCCTTGTGTTTGGAGCTGTTGACCTGGACAATCCTGCCATGCATTATGGCGTGTGATCCTTGGCTGGCTGGGTCGCCTGTAACGCTAAGGCTTACCTCTGCCATACAGCTCCCATGCTCCCATTATGGCAGCCCAGGTATAAAGCAAACCGAAGGTTATTCCCAACCAATCTAAACCGCTTGTTGAGTGCGTAGATAGGTTTATTAGTATGCCGGCGGTGACGGCTGGGAATAACCAACGGAGATTTTTCAAAAGGGACTTGGCTCGTGTGTCGGCTCGAAGATTCCCTTGATGATGTTTAGTGGCTCGGCTGGAACTACCAAGGGGTTGTTGATGCTTACCTTGATGGACTGCTTTGCCTCGCCTTCCTTGTTGGTCCAGTTGTCAATCTCTGAGCTGTATAAGCCCTCGACTTGAACTGTGTCGCCAGCCTCAAGCGTAGTTGGCTGCTTTAGCCAAACTGTGTAACGCTTGTTGATGGTGTCGCCTGTTTTGGTTTCATAGGACTCGGTTACCTCGATGCCCTTGCCTTCATAGAAGACTCTGGTGATCGCGCCCTTTACCTTGATTATTGCCATCTCTTTATTTCCTTTCGATTTGTTGTTTTACTCTAGTGGTCACCAGCGACATGGTTGGGATTGGTGCAGTCGAGATGCCCACAAGTTCTAGTGCCAGGTAGGACTGGCTTGCCGTCAAAGATTGGGATGGTGAGAGTAGCCTTGTCAAAATCGCCCTGCCAAGGGATGCACTTCTCGGATCCATACTTGATGACCAAGGCTCGGTGCATCCGACAGGATTGGCACTTGAGGTCTTTGCGCTTGCGCTTATGGGTGTTGACCTTCCAGGTCGCTCCACATCGGCAGCATAAGGCCACATTGTCATCCACCCCATAAGCTTAGCCAATCACTCTGGAAAGGTGACCCTCGAACTTGAGTGCGACTTCTCCAAGTCCACCATGTCGGTTCTTAGCTACCTTCATTATCATCTGGCTCTTTTGCCACTCGAACTGGTCATCCTCAGTTTGAACACGATGCAACAAGATAACTGAGTCAGCATCCTGCTCAATACCACCTGAATCTCTAAGGTCAGCCATGTCAGGCTGGGAATCTTTGCGCTGCTCTGGGCCTCGGTTTAGCTGGGCTAGTGCAATTACCGGCACATTCAAATCCCTAGCTAGGTTCTTGAGTCCGATGGAGATGTCAGTGATCATCTCGTAACGCTTGCGACCTCGCTCGGTGTCTTGAATCAAACCTAAGTAGTCCACCACAATCGCCTCAAGTCTGTTATTGCCCTTCACGCTGTTTGCGAGCGCTCTAATCTGTAAAAGGTTCTGGCCTGACTTGTCATGGATTGCGAGCTGGTGCGATTGGATGTCTTGCCTGACTTTGGCAATCCTGTCCCACTCCCACTCTTGTAGGTTTCCCTTCTCGATGTTGCCGATGTAAACCTCAGCTTCCATGCTGATTATGCGGTTATAAAGTTCGCTCTTGCCCATCTCAAGGCTGTGAAAAGATACAGGGCCTTGCTTAGATAGCTCCCAAGCAATCTGTAAGCCCACAATAGTTTTACCGACACCTGGTCTTGCGCCGATGATGTAAAGCGCGCCTGGTCGGAATCCTGTGATGATGTCGTTGAGTAAAGGCCAAGGGCTTTCTGGGTAGTGCTTTGGCTTGTCTATCTCGTCAAGGTAAGGCAACAGTTCATCGGCAACATAGCTTGGCTTTGTAGCGGTGTTGCGATCAATGAGTTCATCAATCTCTTTTTTGGCTGTGTCAAATACTGTTGCCAAATCCTCATGCTGAGCTTTGCTGTGAATCATCGTGCCGGCAACTGCGAGTCTGCGTCTCGTGGCATCCTCAATCACCTTGTTTGCGTAGTAGCTAACTGAAGCTGCTGTTGGGGTTGCGGTAATGATGTCATGTAAATAGCTGGCAAGCTTTGGTAAGGCTGCACCGACTGTCATAACATCAATCGGTTGGCGACCTGCCTTCATCTCTAGCAGGGTTTTGTAGATTCGCTCGTTGGCAATATCGTCAAAGTCTGCTGGTGTCAGGGTTAGATTATCTAGTGCCTTGCCATTAGTCAGTAGGATTGACCCGATTACTGACTGCTCGAATTGTGTCACTTGACTCTCCCGATGAATAGCTTAGGCAATGGTTTGGCTTCAGCGACTTCAACACTCTCATAGAGTCCCTTGTTTAGCCAAGAGGCTGGGTAGGGAATGTATTTATCCTCTGGCAACTTTCCCTCAGCGTAGGCTTTCGTCAGCTTCAATAACTCATCAGCGGTTTTGGTTTTGGTTGCTTTGCTCCACGCTTTTAGGGCATCAGCTTTGGCTATCTTTTTCGGATAAAGATTCCAAAACTCATCAAATCCCTCTAAGTGTTTTTCTTTATCTTTAGTCTTCTCTAAGTAATTAGTATTCTTAATGTCCGTTGGCTGTTCCATAGTGGAATGACCCGCGCTGGAGTCATCCGCTACGGAATCAACCGCCTCTGGGTCAAGAATGTGAAACGATGTTGGACCGAACTGTCCGTTTTCTTTCTTGGTTCTTTCCGTTCTGAGCCAACCCTTGTCAGTTAGCACTCTGATTGCTTCATTGATTGCGTACCTGCCAAGCGTAGTCTGTCGCTCAATCTGCCCATAGGTAAGCTCATAGCCTTCTTTGTGGCTCATCAGGTAAGCCAGGAGCCTGAACGCGTTAGGACTTATCTGTGGATCTCTGATTGCGCTATTCGGGACTTGAGCAAAGGGCTGTGAGTCATGCCGGTAGATTTTGTAAACGCCACTCATGCGACACTTGCCCTGTCGAGCATGACCATCAATACAGTTGCGTTGACTACCTTGGTGTCAAAGGCTTCCTTGACGAGCATTGCCCAGTCACCGGCATCGAGGCCGTAGGCTTTGTAATCCATCTCAGCCATGAAGATGTTGCCGCCGTAGTATTCAAGAATCTCGGCGAGTGATTTATTTTCCCAGTTAAACACTAAATGTGCCTCCTAAATTAGGTTGGCACACTACACTTAGTAATGATGCCAACAGTCTGATTGTTGGTTATCAACGCCCTCTAGGAGTTCACCTTCTAGGGGGCATCTTTATTATTCAGTTATAGGTTTACCATAGCACCCTAAAAGTATTCGGGGTCTGATTCCAGCAAGTCTTTTGTAAAGTCGTCATTTAGTAGCCACCAGCCACCATGCCCAAAGATAGGCACTTCAGTAGGCGTTTCATGGTTTCTTAGCTTCCAGCCCATCTTGCGACCTAGCTCAGCAAAACCAGCGTTTGACTCTAGCAAGCCGTTAGCCTCGGCACAAAGTGGGATGATGTTGCTCGACTGACTAGCTAGGTGATTCTTACTTCCCATGCCTCGATTGAGTCGGTGGTGAGGTATCAGGTCATCGCCTTGAGTGCCACAATGCCAGCAACCAAGGTCGCGCTCTAGGTATTTTTGGAATTGTTTTTTAGTCATCGAACGGATCGTAAATCTTGGCTGGCATCTCTCCAGGTTGGAAGCCTAAAGCGATTGTGTTGTCAGAAACCCCACCATTGACAGCCTCAACGATGTCGGTGTTGTCGGTGTTGTCGGTTATACAGGTATGCCTACGCCGCCACTCTCGGACAAGCTTGACTGCCTGAGCATCATCAGTCTTTATTTTGGCCCCACAAGAGCAGGATTCGGCTATCACCCGATAAGGCTACCAGCTAGGCGTGTCGCCATTGAAGTTCGACATTCTTGCTCATTACAGCCATCATTGTGGCTTGGTCTGACAGGGTTTTCATCTTGGTCTTTATCCTGTTGTATTCAGCCCTAGCAAGGTCAGCCTTTAGCTTTTCCTCTACTGCTTGCAACTTAGCCACAGCTTGCCGGTCTGCCACAGTCCCAGAGTTGTTTAGGAAAGCCAGCGATACAGCTCGGTCATACGCTGAATCAGCATCTGCCAGCTTGCACTCGGCATCGTAGAGAGCGTTAGCTCCCTTGTCCATCTCTTTCGTCAGCCTTTGTAATTCCTCGACTATGTGGCCTGGTGTAATAATCTCCATTTTTTAACCTCTCAGCTTTCTCTCTTTGTAACTTCCAAATGACACTTATTGAATCGAAGTCGCCTATCTCAAATTGCTCTTGTAGGCACTCTTGAGTTTCAAGAATTGAGGCCAGCAGAATCCTCTTTGCTTGTAAGTCCATTAGCTACTGCCTTGATCCTGTCGAGTGTGTCATCGGTTGCGCCACCTGTTTTAGCTTGGCTGTATAACAATCGTAAACCCTCGATGTCATTGCCTAATGCCAGTGTCATGGCATCCCAATCTTTAGCAGTTGCTGAACTCTTGACTTGTCTGTTGCGAACTTCCTCAGATGAAGCGATTCCCTTTTTAGTATCAACAGCTAGAGCAGCAACCATCGCGCGACCCCATGCTGCGGTTTCTGCGTTCTGAACTTCGCTATCTCTAGTAAAGTTTGTAGGCCCTGGGATTGGTTCCCAAGCTGTTCCGATACCTGGTCGGGAATCATCCGGTGAGCGATAAGCGGCAGCTGTGTAGATAATCCAATCCTTGCCGTTCACGTTTACAAACTCATAGCTGACTTGTTGTAGTGAGCCTTGAGGGAACTTCTCCCTGAACTCGACTATGCGTGTCGCTACATCAATGTAGTCCAATGGACCTTTGTAGTTGTTTGCCATTTCTATTTCCCTTTCTCGTGGTGTAGGTATGGTGCGCCACCAGCTCTTGATCTCAGGCTGAGCAGATGCTCACCAAAGACTAGACCTCGCTTAGCCCCATCCATTGCGTTTATTACTCTAGCCTTTAGGTCTGTCATTTTTGCGTTAGCCTTCTCATACTCGTCAACCGAGTTTAGGTAGTGCATCCCTAAGTCATCAAGGTCAACCTCTGTGTCAACAATGCCAGGTGATAAGGCCCTAATCGTTTCTAGCGTTGAGTTGCTTCCATCCCAGTAAGGCATTTTCATGTCTAGGCAAGCTTGTCTGAATCTAACAGCAGCATCCCAAAGTGTCTGTGCCTCAAACTCATCCCACTCGATGTCAAACTCCATGTAGCTAGAACCTGCGAGCGCAACTAACTTAGCTTGCTTGATGCCAAAGACTCTCATGTACCAAAGCACTTGAGCGCGGTAAGCCTGTGGCACACCACTCCAGTAGTCGCGTGAGAACTTGACCTCGATAATTCCAAGTTGACCATCCTCAGTTTGATAAATGCCGTCAGGGTTTGACCTAGCCCAAGGGTGTTCTTTGTTTGCCCATGTTCCAGTTTCCCAAATAGTCAGCTCAGGGTGCTCGTCAGCAAACAAGTTCAAGATAGGTGACTCAAGAATTGTGCCGAGCTTCATGCTCATGTTAGGCGTTACCTCGTCAGGAATCTGACCGGTCTTTTTAGCCCACTTAGTAATTGCTGATTCCCAAGTGCTTAGTCCGGCGATTGCTCCGATGTCAGAGCCACCAACAACACCTGGTTCGTTTCTTAGATCGTGCCACTCTTGACTGCCGTTGGCAAAGTCGCCAAGTAGTACAGCATCGAGTAGTTCGGTGAATGGTAGTTTGTTTACTGGCAAGGTTTCCCTCTCTTTTCCTTGTCGCAAGGCCACGCTAACTCTCTCGGCGTGGCTTTGCTATTGCGTATGGTTTCACTCTAGGGTGTACCTATGACATTACGCCAGATTGAACGCAAATATATTGAGTTGCAAGAAGCAATAAGAAACAATGATGGGGTCCAATGTGCCTCAGTCCCAGAGGTCTTTTTCCCAGAGGATGAGCATGACCTCGAGATTCGTAAGTCAATGGTCAAGGTAGCCAAAGAGGTCTGTAATGATTGCCCAGTCAGGCTAAGGTGCTTTGACTATGCCCTATCAGCAGGTATGCAGGGCATTTGGGGCGGCACTACCTATGAGGAACGGGTAAAGCTTAGGGCTTCGAGCTAGGGCCTGACTTATCGGCAATCTTGCCAAAGCTCTTGTTTAGCTCGTCTGGGTCAATCTTGCCGTCTGCTAGGTAGGAACGAGATAGCTCTTGAGCCACATCAATCACACCGGCAAAGGCAGCCATAGCAACAGCCTGGATAACCTCAAGTCCAATAACAGCTCCACCGACAAAGATACCGGTGACCTTCAAAATGATGACCGCTAGGGTCCTGCGAGCGATGTCTAACCACATAAGCTAGTCCTTTCGTAAAGGGTAAGTTGCTGCCCAAATGAGAATTGTCACGATTATTGCCCAACCTACAAAGTCCTTGGCAGAGCCTTCAAGCACTACCCAAGCGATACCTAAGCCGAGAATGGTCCAAGACTGGTCGAGCTGGTCCTTTAGAAACTTCAAAACTTCCTACCTGCCAATGCAACTTGGGTAACAATCACAGAGGCAACGATCACTTGTTGCGACTGCTCTCGCACCTCTGGACTTAAATCAGAGCCGATTGAGCGTAGGTTCTCTCCAAGTTTAGCAAGCTGTTCTAACGCTAGTTGAGGCAGGGCTGCTATGTTTTCTATCAAACTTTGCTCGACTTCAGGCTCTAAAACGGGCGTAGGCGTGTTTTCAGGCGTTGGGGTAGGTGATGGGCTTATTTCAGGCTCAATCGGCTCTACGGGGCTTACAGGGCTGATTACAGTAGGTTCTGGCTCTGGCGTGGGTTCAACTGGTGAAGCAGGGGCAGGTTCAGGCTGAGGTTCAACAGTAGGTTCAGGGCTGGGTTCAATCGTAGGCTCAGGCGTTGGCTCAGGGCTAGGTTCGATTGTTGGCTCAGGGCTTGGCTCAATCACTTCCGGTTCTTGCGTAACTTCTGGAGTAGGGCTACCAGATGGTACAGGCTCAGGCTCGGTATCAGGAATAAAACCAGGATGGTAAAGCAAAGCAGAATCCAGCTCACCGCCGTCAAAAGATACCACGCTAACAAAAGTGGTGAACTCACCAGCAAAGCCACCCTCGCAAAAGTGCTGGGGAATGTTGCCCTTATCCAAGAAGTAGTCGTTTTCATTGTTCCATCCAATTCCGTAGGTCTGTTGATTTCCGTTTGAGTCTTGGCAAATTACAGTTGCTGAAGCTTGTGCGGCATAGGCAGGTAAAGGTTGCCAGACCATAAAGAAAACAAAAAAGCCCACAGAGATTATCCGTAGGCTTTTTGAAGTTTGTAATTGTTTGAGCAAGCTATCCGAGTTTTGACCAAGTTAGAGGGCCGACAATTCCGTCTGCTAGTAGTCCATGCTTCTTTTGGAAAGCGACAACAGCAGCGTGAGTCATTGGACCGAATGGACCAGGTGGGTTTACACCTAGTTTGTTTTGTAGGTAAAGAACATCTGGGCCTGCTGGTGCGCCTCGTCTAAGCATCTTGCCTGGGTATGGTCTTGAACCATTAGCCGGTGCAACACTTGGCTTGGCAGGTGCGACAGGTGCAGCAGTAGGTGCGCCTCTAAATGCTTCATAGTCAATGTTTCCAGCACCCATAGTTGGCTTGCCACCGACTCGGAAAGATAGGTGAAGGTGAGCGCCGTAGCCGTTCTCTTTACCTAGACCTGAGCCACCGACAAGTCCGATTACCTGACCCTGCTTTACTTCCTGACCAGCAACAACATCGATGCGTGATAGGTGTAGGTAGTCTGCATTGTGACCTGATGGGAAGCTCTGGAAAATCATGCGACCGCCAGCACCAGCAAAGGTTGGGACAATGCCAGTTATTGTGCCGTCTGCGATTGCCTTGATAGGTGTTCCAGTTGGGACTGCGTAGTCTGTGCCAGGGTTCCTTGAAGGGCTTACTTTTCTGTTGCGATGTCCGTCAAAGCTGTCAGAGATGCTTCCGCCGTCTACCGGTCTAATCCATGCTGTCATTATTGTCCTATCGTTGCGGCTATCAAGCCAATGATTGCTATTGCTGATCCTGTTAGCCCTGTGTAGGCAACGCGCTCAATCCAAGCAAGCCTGGCAAGCGTTAGTTCTACTTCTCTAAGGCGTTCCGGCACATCGTCAAGGTGATCTAGTTTCTGTAAAACCTTGACCAGAATCTCGCCATGCTCTAGTTGCTTCTTGTAAATGTCAGCCTGAGTGATGCGTACTGAAGTTGTTTCCTCGGCCATTACTATTCGATTTCAGGAGCTACCCAAAGGCAGGTTTCTTCATCGAGTACCCAAGACTCATCTGGCTTTGGTGGGATGAAAGCATCACGCCCAGCATCGTAGGTATAACCAAGACCAGCGTAGTTCTTACGGAAAGCCTTAGACTGGTCTGCTGCTGGCTCGTTGGTTGCAGGGTCATAGTAAACGCCAGCCCTAGTGTTGAAAGATGTTTGCTTGTAGGTGTCACCTGTGCGCTCCGACAGTTCTGCCTCTTTGCCGTCATCTTCCTGTCTGCCGACAGTGACAAAGATTACGATGTTGTTTTCATCGAGTTTTGCAAAATGACTCATGAGAAAGTTACCGTTTCGCTCGTAGTTGATGTGGCTGTTACAACATAAACTTTTTTACCGCTAATAGTGCTGTTTGTTTGTGTTACCCCACCCGAAAAGCTAACAGTAGTCGAAGTAGGGACTGTAAAGATAATAATACCAGAGCCGCCATTACCAGCACTAGCGTTAAACTCCGTGCCACCGCCACCGCCCCCTGTGTTAACAGTGCCGTTTCCACCGTTATTGGTGTCAATAGCGCCATTTCCACCGCCACCAGTTCCACCTGTTCCGCCAGCGACTGCTGAGCCACCACCGCCACCACCACCGCCTCTAGTAACAGAAGAACCAGTAATCGATGAAGCTAAGCCATTGCCGCCATTACTTCCACTTCCATTGCCAGCTGTTACTGGTGAGCCTGTTGAACCTGCCCCACCACCACCAGCTCCACCACCGAAAGAAGCGTTTCCAGCACCACCATTAGTTCCTTGTAATAATGTGCCAAGTCCACCTGCAGTTCGGTCACGGAATCCACCACCACCAGAACCACCGCTAGATACATTCGCGTTAGTGCTTTGACCACCACCGCCACCGGTACAAGCAATTTGTGTAAGGAGTGAGGGAGAACCTTGAGAACCACCATTGTTATTGCTTGTAGCACCAGCGCCACCAGCTCCAACGATAATTGCAAATGTGCCATTAACAATACTTGTGGGGAACTCAGCAGTAACAGAACCACCGCTTAGCTCACCCTGAACATTGTTGCGATAACCACCAGCTCCACCACCACCAGCAGCAGCACCAGAGGAGAAAACACCGCCACCACCACCGCCACCGATTACTAAGTATTCCAAAGTTGGGGCAGCAGGAGCTAAAGAAGCGTAAGCTGTGCCGTTCCAAAACTCGAAGGTGTCGGTATCAGCTAGGTAAGTAACCATTCCCTCTGTTGCTGTGGCAGTGCTGATAGCAGAGGCCCTAGCTGCTGTGCCAGCAAAGGTCATAACAGCCTGGTCCATCAAGTAGGTGTTAACATCCGCTGCCGCTAAAACTTCTCCAGCAGTAAATACTTTTCTTGGCATTGTTTTCCTTAGTCGTTATCTAGTTCAAAGTTTTTATAGTGGTAGAAAGCTAGTGCCGTTGTAAAACTCAAAAGTATTCGTATCAGCTAGGTAAGTCAGCATACCCTCAGTAGGCGTAGGAATGGCAGAACCTCTAGCAGCCGTTCCAGCAAAGGTCATAACCATCTGATTCATCAGAAACGAGTTTACATCCGAGGCTGCAAGAACCTCGCCAGCGGTAAATACTTTTCTAGGCATTGTTTTCCTTGTTTGTCTTAGTCAAAGTTTAGCAGTTAGAAGCTTAGGCGGTCATCATCAAGTATGCCGAATAGGGCATCATCGAGAATAAACAAGGTAAAGTCCAATCTTTCAAGCGACAGGTTGACACGCTTCTCATTGTTAGACCAATCATGGCTAACCCCGATGACCCTGCAATACTGCTCAATGACCGGTGGGATAGCTGAAGGTGTGAATCTAACATTTACAATGTCGCCAATCTCTAGGTCAAGAACCTTATTCTGCTGGGCCTCGGAAAGCACATCCAAGATAACTGACAAGCTTTGGAATCGGTATTGTGGCTCTTTGAACCTAGCCAACAAGAAGTCAGCCAGATATTGAAGGTCATCAGCCGAATCATTTAGAAGCCCTGTCGCGCTGTAAGACCTTGGGCCATAAGTTCCCTGTGACTCAGTATCCTCGGCAAGCACCTCGTCAGGCACTACCTTGTTATTGCTTAGAACTATGCGGTTGTATAACTGCTCCGATCCATAGACAACCTCAAGGTCAGCAAAAGGGATAACTGTAAATCCTGGAACTGAAGCCTCATCGGTAAAGGACACATCAATAACACCAGGGGCCGAGTTTCTTTCTTTGAATACAAACTTGCCATCCTTAGAGATAAAGACATCACCTGCCTCGCTAGTAGCAACTAACTGAAGGTAGGCAACTGTCTGTGTTCCCTCGGTGATAGCGATGTTACTTAGCAAGCTATCGCCGGTGTCAATGCTCCGTCTGTCGCTAGGCCAATTCACCTCTGGCAGGTCAAGGATTCGTGTAACCCTAGCGCCTGATAGCTCGGCAGCAGGTGTGACTGCTGGCAAGTTGTTGATGGTCAGGTTACTTAGTGCATCTGAGCTCTGGATGCTGACCACAGACCTGTTGCTTGGTTGGTAGATAATGTCAAGGTCATCAATAAAGCCATAGATAACTGGGTAGCCATTACAGCTAACTCTTACTTCTCGACCAGGAATAAGCTGACCAAAATAAAAGCCAGCCTCATAAAGTGGGTCAAATAATCTGTCGGAGTTATCAAGCTGTATGTCAATAGTTC